CCACAAGGCTATCCGAAGCCACTTCAATGCGGAAAGAGCGCACAGGCTCAGACTTCATCAACTGAATGGCTTGCTCGGCAAATTGAGCATCATCCGTACCCATAATGCCCGACATTTCAATCAGGTTTTGTGGGCTATACAAGTCACACATCAATTGCGCTTTGATCTTAAGCAATTCAGACGCAAACACCGCTACATCGTGCTGCATACGCTTTAGGCGCATAGAGGCGTATTGGCCTTTGATCTGTTGGGCAGTAGCAGTCTCACTAGCAACGCTAGAACCGCGAATAATGTCAGATAGACCCGTTACATCGTAGACCACTTGTTTAGCGGATTCACGGGCTTTGTAGCACTCATTCAAGGCTTGCATTACCTCTTGAATAGGCAAGAAGTCCACAGTGCCTTTGATGCCACCTTTTTCGCTAAATGCTGCCCATGAATCCACAGGAATCAGGGTATTGTCTACGCCTTCAGTCAGCATACGTTGAATCGAAGGCTGAGAAGCGTCATACACGCCGACCACCTTAACTGCATCAACCAACAGGCCAATGCGGTTAGTGAGCTTGTCGATTTCGTCTGCTTGGTCTTGATACAGCGAGAAGTCAGGCACAGGCACTAATTGGTCTGTGGTCTGTGTAGCAAACAAAGGTTTAGGGCAAGGCCAGAAACCATCAAGGCCATACGGGTCATCTTTATGGTCTAGCAGTTTGTCGTAACCATCGGCTACCCAGTAGACACATTCTTCGTCTTTATCCCAAATCTCCCAGACTTCAGCCTTTTTCATGCGATCGATCTCGCCTTGGCTGACACCTTGAGATTTCATGTCATCTAGGCCAGTAGGCACGTGAGACAGATTCACATCGCTAAATTCTTCGCCAAATCGTTTGATAACTGCGTCTTTGGTCATGTACACACGGCGAGCCACCCATGTCACTTCATCCCATGTGCGTGCAGGTGTACAGCGGAAATCTTCCCAATAAACGTAGTCTACGGGCGTTGTTTCTACGTTGATTTCAGGCTGACCAGCGTACATCTCCATCAATGGCTCAGGTTGACCATACTCAGGGCCACCCGTCATATCGTCTTGAGCTTCAGCCGCTTGCATCTCAGGCGATTCGACCGTCTCAACCGATTTAGTTTCAAAGCGCACCCATGCCACACCGCGACCAGGTAGCAAACGATCACCCACAGCAGCTTTTACGGCAAAGTCATAATCACCGTAGTGGTCAATCTCATATTGAAGCGCACGTTCAAGGATGGTTGCCGCAGTGCGTGAAACTGGGTCTTTGTCCTTCCAACGGCGCTCTACTTGGGCGCGTGGTGTACGACCATACAAAGCAGGTAGAACCGTCTGCACGTTAGACCAAAAAATGTTGTATCGCTTAACATTGGCATTGCCAGCGGTTCGATCATCACGGTAACGCTTGACAATCTTCTTACCGCGCTTAATCCAATCAGAATCTTCCTTCTTGGCAAGTTTCAGCTCTTGATGCCAGCGGCGAGCTTCGGCTACTGGGTTCATCTCTTTATCGCTCATAGTTCAATCCCAAATTCTTTGATTAGTTGCTGATCGCTTTTAACCTTTTCCCAAGCCTCTTGAGGTGTTTCAGCCTTAGCCGCAGGGACTTTGCCGTTCACACTAGCACCATTCAAAGATAAGCGCCAAATCTTTGTTTTGTTGCGTTCTACCAAGTTGTAAGCAATGTAATTTACCTTGCCAATACAATCAATGGAAAAGCCTTCTTGTTTTTGCTCTACAAATTCAATCATTGTTTATTCCATTCTTGTGCAATTTGATACAGACGGTTTGTTTTGTCAGCAAATTTGACTTTGTTAACGCATGATTTAATTGACACAACCAAGTCATCGCTTAAAGGATTACCTGCATCCATTTCTTTGATAGCTTTGGCAAACACTCTACTTGCCCTTGTTGGCTTATACATATTACTAACAGCTTGAGCATGGAGAAGAAGATCAATCGTAATCATATTCTGTCAGCCTTTTTACTTGTTTCAGCCCACATATCATTGAGCGGGATTGTCTTGATTATCCCAGTTTTTTCGCCTTTTATGGCAAAAATATCGGGTTTATCTTCAGTTTTGGCCTTAAATTCTTGCATGGCCTGCGCTCCGTAAGCAAACGCATCAGAAGGGTGTGATGCCCAATTGTGGTTTGGCTCACGGCTGAATACACCGTTTTCCTCTGAATAGATGAATTCCCATGCTCTTAGGCCATCTAATCCCGTCTCGCACATTTCAGTATTGAACGCGCAACGGTCAATTACAGTCCTAGCCGCGCTGATTTGGTCTAGCTTCTTTGATTGTGGTACTAGGCCAACGTGTTGCACACCAAAGGCACGAACGAATTGCTCCATCGTTGTATGGCGCGACTGAAACGTCTTGGCCCGCGAATCATGCGGTAGCCATATCTTTCCCACAGTCTTACAACCTAGTTCACGGATGTTTTCTTGTATGCGGGGAATCCATTCCTCTGCATCTAGGCCACTGTCACCATCGTACTTAAGGACATTGAAGCCACCTGGTACACGTTGCCAATACCAGAATGAGGCCGTATCTCTGAATCCTAAGTCAGCAGACACCTCGATTGGCATACCTTCAGGGTCGTAAACAACGTCTTTATGTATGCGCCCATCTCTTTCAGCTTGGCCTACCCATTTAGCCAAAATAGCGCCTTGACTAGAGCCATAAGCGCCATTCCAAACGTGTTCGGCCTTGTCTGGGTCTTTCTCAAAGTCAGCCAGCATATCGTCATACAGTGGAGTTCCCTTAAACCAAGGGTTATCGTTCCAGTTAATCATCACGCTCACTGCGTTGTCTTGATTCCCTGAACGAAAGAATTTATCCACCGCATCTGTTTTGTAGCGTGGATTCCAGCTAAACCACAGCTCTGAATCCTTCTTACGGATAGTAGGGCGCAATAAGTCTAGCGAATGTTGGCTAAGTGTTTGCGCTTCCTCTACCCATGCAATATCAAAGCCTTCTAGTGACTTGATGTTGGCGGCGTTGAACGATTGAAGACCCTTAAAGATGATCTGACTATCGTTTGGGCCGCGAATCTCTGATTCAAGGATAGTGAATTGATGTTCTACGCCAAATCCTATGATCTTGTCTGTCAATAGCTGTTTGACTGATTCCTTAATGGAGTTCTGCACCTCACGCAAACAGACAATGCGCTTGCCAGCCAAAGCCCCGCATATAACCTGTTCTGCAAAGAAATGAGACTTAGCACCACCGCGACCACCGTATGCGCCTTTATAGCGTTTTGGGTATAGCAGTGGTAATAGCTTCTCTGGTACTTCAATTCTTAGGCTTGACAATGACGTATTCCAGTTTGCTTACTGTTTGCAGTGGATTGTCTTCATTACCACTGATTTCCACCGCTGTAAGGTCAGGCAGTGACTTACGCAACAGAATCTCAATAGCCTTCATACGACAGTGAGCTATTTCTTTCCCATCAACTGCGCAATCGTGAAGAATGTTGATTAACGCACCCGCTTGAATCTTCTTCCTTACATCTTCTTGATGTAATTTATTCATTGGTCTGCCTACTGGTCGAGCCATATTTTCACCTCTTAGGGTTTTCCTAAACTAAGTGATTGAATTATAACGACTTTTTTCACATTGCCTTACTGACCGTTTGGTCATTAAAAGCAGGATTGAATCTATCGTCTGTTTGCTTCCAATCATTGAACTCAGCTTCTTTGCCTGTTGTCCGCTTGATGTAGTCTTGCAACCACCGTACAGCCATACGCTCATCTTCATTGACAATACGACAGGGCAATATTCCAATGGTTGTAGTTGCTTCCCACCTGTGAATATTGCCTTTAGCGTCTTTTACTGGTGCTGTTTGTATTGGTGTGTGTTTTAGTTCCATTTTTTCCTCTGAGCTTCCCAGTTAGCTTTAATTTTTGGCGTTGCCTCATGGTTAGGCCATGCTTCCATCATTACCATGCTACATCGATCACATAGGCAATCATGGTTATGCAACCCTTCATGCGTGTAATGCCAGCATCTTGGGCATTTAACGTAATCAGGGTCGTTTGCTAAAGATCTTACAACTACTGATGGTTGCGGGCACATTAGCTCGTTTAAGCGGTCATCAGTCATCGCGGCTCCCAACATTCATTACCCATCCAATCATCAGGATGAAACTTTATAGTCTCGGCACGAATCTTGCATATTCCTTGTAAAAATCCAGCCGTACATTTTTTATGCGGGATTCGTTCTAGATTCTTGCAAGTGTTGCAGTTAGCGTCCATTTCGTCAAACCATTTTTTGCTCTGTTTACGTGCAGCCACTCCGTCTTGATGACAAACAAATGTACCGCTTACGCTTGGAATCAAAGCCCCCAAAAAGATAGCCTTATCCACAGAAACGAGTTTTTTTGAGTACTGGCAGACATATACCTCGTTTCCTTGGTCGTCTGTTGCAATAGGCTTGTTTAAAAGCCTACGCCCATCGGGTAATCGTCTAACTATTTCCATGATTTGCGTCTTTGCGATATACCAGCCCAAAGTGCATACGGCTAGGGATTTCCAAGAAGTCATAGCACCCAGGTCTATTAGCCAAGCGGCGCAAATCCTCTCCTTTGTATACGCCACCAACCGACCAAGATGTAATGCGCGTTTTGTTAAATGCTGGCTTTTCAACTTTCAAAGCTGTTTTACCAGCGTTTGTGAGCATCCATTCCTCACCTACCTTGACGCAATAGCCCAATGCCTGAGCCTCATTTAAGCTACGTACAACGTGTAAAGCTGCGTTACCTAAGTCTAAGTCGCCACCATGCGTTAGGCTTTTTTCATCGCGTGGGCCGTTGATTAGGCGCTTCAATACTGATTTGTGGTTTTGTTTCATGGTTTACCCTATCAAAATGGGATTTCGCTTGAATCATCAAATTCTTTTGGCGTTTGTTTTGTTTGCTTTTGCTCTTGTGGAGCTTCGCGCCTTGCACCCTGTAAACAAACATCGTTCACACGCACATCCTGAGCCATTTTCTTTTGACCTGTCTTATCCGTGTACTCTCGTTGCGTTACTTGGCCTGTAATGGTCACGCTTGCGCCTTTGACCAAGTACTGTTGCAGTGATGTAGTGCGGCGACCCCACAATTGGCAGTTCCACCAGATTGAAGGCTTATCACGCCCTTGGCTGTCTGCCACTGAAAAGCTCAAGACTTGCTCTTGACCTACTTGTTTTAACTCGCTGTCCTTGCCCAGTTGTCCAGCTACTGTGATGTTGTTCATTTCAATTCCTCGATTGCTCGTTTTAGATAAATAGCCATGTCTAAGGCTTCCTCATAACCATGCTGGAGCCATTCTTTTAGCTCTAGCGGGTTATCTTGTACGGTAGTGCCGTATTTGGCAATACCTTTGTTTTGGCGGTCTGCTATGTCTTTGCAAACCATTGCTTCTATTCCTGTTGTCTTTTGTTTTTGGAATTTAATTGGCTTCCATTCCTTGCACTTTTGGCGAGCGTTTTCACCATAAGTTTTTGCGTAAAAACAGTGTTCAATGTTTCCACCGTCTAAAACACAATTATCAGGCTCTTGGCCTTCTTCTAAATCAACATAGCATCCATATTTCATTGCAACACCACCCATTTAGTTAAACCTTGCACTTTATGCCCCATCTCTTTTAAGCGCCGTTCACGTGCTTTAGTATCACAGGCTATGACAGCATCTTTTGGAGCCTTTAAAGTACCTTCTACGGCTTTGTAGAGTGCTGCTTGGCGTCCACTTCTTCCCTGAATCCACGCATGAATGTAAATCTGAGGGTTTCTGTTCAAACTTACACGCATCACATTTGGGTCTACACCTAGTGCTTTTGAAATAGCCCATGAAGTCATCCCTTCTGGATGGCATAGCAAAAACTCTGCTGATTCACGTTGTAGCCAGTGTTTGTCAGATTTATCCACAATGTCGCCTGTAAGGTAGAGTGCTTTTGTAATCTCAAGAAAACTTAGGTCTAAGCCTTCTTTTACTTTGTCTA